GTGCAGCCGCCCGCGTGAGCGTGCGGCTGCACAACGCCAGTACGAACGCCTTCTCGGCGAGCCCTGGCCGCCCCATGGTGGACGCCAGCGGCCGACCGTTTCGCGTCGAGACGCCTATCGACGCAGCCCCTGGCGACACCGTGACCTTCGAGGCCGTGCAGCTGCACGAGAAGGCGAGCGCGCATACCGTTCAGGAGAGCCGTCCCTTCTATGCCGTCGAGCTCGACATGGCCGACGACGATTCCTGGTTGTGCGGCTTGCACGTGACCGACGTGCAGGGCGCCTACACCCATCGCGAGCGCTACACCAACACCCTGGCCGATGAGCGCGTCTATCACGTCGAGGCCGACGAGCAGCAGCGCGTCTACGTGCGTTTTGGTCAGGCGGGCGTGGTCGGCGTGCAGCCCGACGAGGGTTTGGCGCTGACGCTGACCACCTACTATTCCCTGGGACGCATCGACGACTTCTCGCCGGGCTCGCCGATGGCCTTCGAGACCATGCAGGGTCCGGCCGAAGCGCAGATCGAGATGACCCTGCAGGAGGTGCTGTCCAACGGCGAAAACCCGCCGTCCATGCGCGCGCTGCGCGAGCTGGCCAAGTATCCCAGCATCTACAACCACAACGCCGTCTTCCTGGGCGAGTTCGACTTCCTGGTGCGCCGCCACTTCCCCTCCCTGCAGTTCCTGTCGGTCTGGAACGAGGGCGTGGAGGAGCGCCACCGCGGCATGAGCGTGGACAGCATCAACGCTCTGTTCGTGGCCTGCCTGTCGGCCGATGGCGGCGAGCCCGTGCTGAGCCAGGCGCCCGGCGAGACGGTGGAGCCTGTCGAGCTCGCCGAGGAGGAGCTGACCGCCACCCATCGCGCCATCCGCGACAAGATCCATGCCGCCGACGACAGCTACCGGATCCGCTTCTATTCCGCCATCCGGGCGCCGCTGCCGGTCACCATCGCCGCCACGGTGGCCACCAGCTATGACGAGGGCGTGATCAAGGAGCAGATTCGCCAGGTCATGCTCGAGGAGTTCGGCGAGCAGGCCGACCAGTCCCGGCGCGGCAACACCACGCCGCTCTACCAGCAGGTCTACCAGGTACTTCGCCAGCGCGTGCCGGCCCTGAGCGTGGGGCGCGCCGACCTGCGCGTCGACATCGGAGACGAGACCAGCGACAGCCGCCCCGAGCTATGGCGCTACGTCTCGCCTGAGAGCCTGGAGGTCGGCGTCTCCGCCGGTAACGTCAACGTGCCGTTCTGGGGGTCAGGCTTTTGAGCACCAGTGACGAGTTCGACTTCCCCGGGGCGCACCTTCCCGACATAGCCCCGCTGCGCGAGAGCTTCGCCAACGGGAAGATCGAGGAGGAGTTGAAGACGCTGTTTGGCGAGCTGTTCGAGGGTGTCGCCCATGACACCTTCGATGCCAGCGTGCTGGGCACGCCGCACCTGGGTAGCTTCGAGCTGGTCCGTCGCACGGTGAACCACGACGGCCTGGTACTGCTGAAGGGGGAGCGCGAGGAGGCGGCCACCCGCTACCTGTACCGGGCCTGGAAGTCGGGCGACGTGCAGAAACGCGGCCTGCACTTCCTGCGCACCTACCTGCAACTGCTGTTCCCCGGCGCCTCCGAGGTCAAGCAGCTGTGGCACGACAAGCGCTTCCCCTACGGCGACGCCTTCATCCTCAACGAGCCCCGCGACCCCTTCTTCTTCAACTTCCTGGGCCAGCCGGGGCTCAAGCTGGACGGCTCCTGGGGGCTGGGCGAGCTGATCATCCGCGGCGACGAGGCGCAGCCCGAGTACAAGCCTGACGAGAGTCAGCTGTTCCTGACCTCCCGCGTGGAGATCCTGCTGGGCTTGGAGGCCATTGCGGCGAGCGCCCACGCCCTGGCCGGCGACAACCGGCCGGCCACCAGTGGTCTGCTGGAGGTGATCCGGGCGGTGATCCCGGCGCGCCTGGTGCCGACCTTCAAGTTCTGGCTGCGCTTCGTGCTCGCCGTCGAGACCCGGATGAGCCGCCGCTTACTGATGCAGAAGGACAGCGCGCTGCGCTACCCGTGGTGCGGGCGCGTGATATCGGACCGCCCGGACGCCCGCTGGCAGCTGGGCCGCGATGGCGAGCTGGTCACTCTGCCGCAGCCCTTCGGCACCTTTCGCCTGGGCGAACGGCGGGGCGGCGCCAGTCGCTGGCACCTGCACTCGTGCCGCGCCCGCGTCTCACTTGATATCGAGTCGCATGCCGAGACCACCGTCTACCGTGCGCCGCAGCTGGGCGAGCCCGGCCGCCGGCTGGACGGCAGCTGGGCGCTGTCGCGACCCCAGTCAGACGCCTTCGGCTGGGCGGCGCTCGACAAGCAGATTGCTGTCACTCAGCCCCAGCAGCTGCTGACCACCTTCCATGACCAGGTGCGCATCGACTACCCGTTCACGCCACGCAAGCTGGGCAGTGCGCGACGCCTGGACGGCCGCTGGAAGCTGCGCGCGGGCGCCAAGCTGAAGGCCGCATGGGCCGGCCAGAAGCTCGGTGGCTGGAAGCTGGGACGCCAGCCAGGCATCACCGCCGAGCACGAGCTGTCCGCCGACCTGCGCGGCACCGCCAGCGCCGCCCCGGCCAGGCTGCCACCGAATCCGGTACCCAAGCGCCTGGCGCGCTGGAATCGACGCCTCGACGGCGCCTGGTCCCTGGGGGCGGTCAGCCGCTTCGGCGAGTTCAGGCTCGACGGCAGCATGCGCCTGCATGCCCGGAAAATGACGCAAGCAAACGTCCTGGGAGCCTTCAGACTTGGCCTCAACGAACTCGATGGCACCAGTACGGCGCCTGACAGCCCCGAGCCGCGCCGTCGGCCGCTCAACGGCTGGAAGCTGGGCGCCATGGAGCCCCCCGAGTTCTCCATCGCCATCGTGAAGCGAACAGGACAGTGACATGGCCGAGGCTATAACCGTAAACAGCTACCGGCGCCGCCTGGCGTCGACCATGGCGGGAGGCGCCACCGTCAAGAAGATCGCCTACATGGCGTTCGGCGACGGTGGTCACAACAGCGACCTTACCGCCAAGGCGCCCGACCCCGAGCAGACCTCCCTCAATAACGAGCTCATGCGCAAGCCGCTGACCGCTGTCGTGCAGGAAGACGACTTCTCGGTCACGGGCCGGGGCATGCTCGATTACGACGAACTGGTGGGCTACGCGATTTCCGAGGCCGCATTGCTCAACGAGGACGGCGACGTGGTGGGCGTCAAGAACTTCGCTCCGAAGGTCAAGGAGAGCGACGAGCGCTACGAAACCAGCGTGAAACTTCGATTCTAAAGGGGGCTAGCCATGGCGCTACCAAACGGCACGATCACCAAGATTCCCAACAACGAGCCCGATGCGGTCCCGTCGCTGTGGAACCTGCGCTACGAAGAGATCGACGCGAACTTCTCGTATCTGGAGAACCAGCGCGGCCAGATGCGCACCGAGCTCGACGCCGCCAAGGGCGACAAGGCCAGCGTCGGCGAGCGACTGGACGAGATGTCCACGCAGCTGCAGAGCCTGTCGCCGGACTACCAGGACGATCTGTCGGCGACCGTGATGTTCGCCATGGACCAGGCGGCGCTGGCCAATCGTTCCGTGCAGTCGCTGAAGGAGCAGATGCAGCAGGAAGGCGAGGTCACGATTCGCAACCGCGGCGTGGTCACCGGCTGTGCCGTCACGCGCTCCACCACGGCCGCGCGTAACCTCAATCTGGAAAACGGCATCGCCTTCATGAACGGCCGCATCTTCTCCGCCCCAGCGAAGGAGAATGCCGCCAGCGTGCCGACCAATACCAGCAACAGCAGCGTTACCGTGCACGCCTTCCTGTACTTCCATGAAGGCAGTCAGCGCATGCGTCTGTCCGTGACCGCCATCGGCGAAGACGTGCCGGCGCACGGGATCCACGTCTACGACATCACCATCCCCGCCGACAGCACGGACGAGACCGACCCCAACCTCGATTATGTGACGCTGACCAACGTGCGGCGCATCGAGCCCGAGTTCCCATCCAATCTCAACAGCCCGCGCACGGAGACCATCTCCATCAAGGATCTTCGCGACTCCGACTACCGCATCGACATCGACCTGGTGTCGGCGGTGGGCGAGCCGTGTCGCTCCGAACAGGTGGAAGTGCTCAGCCGGGCCACCAACGGCTTCACCCTGCAGCTGGCCACCGGCGCCGATGACGTCGTGGTGCGCTGGCGGGTCAGTAAGCTCGACAACTAACCACCCCGTCCCACGAACCGACAGCAGATAGGAGGCAGTCATGCCGCAAATCAAGCTGAAGCAGCCCCAGCAGCCGGTCGCCGAGTTCTCGGTCTCCGGCCCGACCGTCACCGTCGCCGGCGTGGCCGTGGATTGCGCTGCGCGCCAGGCCGACGCTTCCACCGTGATCGAGATTCGCCGCAACAACGGCGTGGCCGAGGAGGGCGGTAGCGGCGCCTACCTGGCCCACATCGAGATTCCGGCCAAGACCTATCACGAGGAAGCCTCCGAGGAACCCGCCATGGACGGCGAGGAGCCGGGCACCGTGACGGTGGCCGACCCGCTCGACCCCGATGCGGTCGTTATCACTCTCTGGCCCGCCACCAACCAGTAAGCCGACGCTCAAGGAGCTTTCATCATGCCCAATACCCTCGATCGCAACGACCTGCGCGCCTCCGTGGAGGCCGCAACCGGCGGCAAGGTCACCGTTCTCTACACCGAGAAGGGCCAGGCCTCCTACATGTACAAGGTGCCGCGCTTCAACCGCGAGGATATCGACCCCGGCCTGGGCGCCGGCACGCACCCCATGTTCATCATGGATGGCGTGGAGAAGAATCACCGCTACATCGGCGTCTTCCCCGGCACTGTGCGCGACGGTGAGCTCATCTCGCTGCCTGGCGTGGATCCGGCGGCGAGCCGCAATATCGACGAGTTCCTGAGCCTTGCCCGCGCCAACGGTCCTGGCTGGGGACTGGTAACCAATACCGACTGGACCGGGCTTGGCCAGTGGTGCTGGGCAAATGGGTTTCTGCCGCGCGGCAACACCGACTACGGGCGCAGTCATGCGCAGAAGTTCGAGACTGCGACTCGCCAAGACGGAGAGGCCCCTGGCGTTTCCAGCGGCACCGCCCGCACGCTGACCGGCTCCGGCCCCAATGGGTGGCGCCACGACAACTCGCCGTGGGGCATTGCCGACCTGTGCGGCAATGTCTGGGAGTGGTGTCCGGGGATGCGCCTGATGGATGGCGAAATCCAGGTGATCGCCGACAACGATGCCGCGCTGAGCGACATCGACCTGTCCGCAGCCTCCTCGCTGTGGCGCGCCATCGATGGTGAGACAGGCGACCTGGTGGCTGCCGGCTCCGCCAATGCCGTGAAGATCGCGGACAGCGGTACCGCTGACTACACCCTGGTCGCCTCCAGCGGCTCCGACTTCGAAGGCATCACCAACCCTGGCACCAACCCGGTGTCAGCCGCCGCTATCGAAGTCCTCAAGCTCTACGGTCTTTACCCGGTGGGCGCCGACCTTGGTGGCGACAACATTTGGCACAACCTCGAGGGTGAGCGTGTACCGCGTCGCGGCGGCTACTGGGGCTACGGCGAGAATGCCGGCGTGTTCTCTCTGAGTCTGAACTACCCCCGCACGCTCGCGTACTCGCTCCACGGTGCCCGTCCCGCTTTTGCCGTTTGATATTTGCCTCTGTAGCGTTGTGTTTTTTGGGGTGCGCGATAGCGCACCCCTTGTCTTTTTGGAAGGAATCTAGGAGCAATACGCAAGATGTCACCGCAAGGAATGGGCTCCGCCACTCAGCCGCCCAAGGAAAGGAGCTCCCTCGATCTTGTCAGCAAGTGCGAGGAAATGATGAGCCATGCTTATGAATTCATCCGCCACTTCCCGAAGCATCAGCAGCACTCGCTTGGTGCCGATATCCGCGCCACTATGACGCGACTTCTCCATCTGGTCTATCGGTGCGCGAGGCGCTTCCACAAGAAGACCACCCTCGAAGACTTGATTGTCGAAATCGACTTTCTCAGGAGCCAGGTCCGTGTCGCCTATAACTCCCGCTATATTGACAGAAAGAAGTACACCAATTGGGCGAAAATGAACGACGAAATTGGACGCATGATTGGTGGCTGGTACAAGAGTCTTCAGGAAGGAGGAGGTGGCGACGCCAGGCGCAGCAAGCGGGAAAATGGCCGACCAAGACAATCCGTAGCGTGCTAATATAGTAAGCGAATAGGGTTGTGCGTTGCCTTAGGTGTACCGCGTCGCGGCGGCAACTGGAACAACGGCGAGAATGCCGGCGTGTTCTCTCTGAATCTGAACAACACCCGCACGAACGCGAACTCGAACAACGGTGCCCGTCCCGCTTTTGAGGCCAGCCAGAAGCGTCAGGCTCAAGGGCCTGACGACAGCGCCCCTCTCAAAAGGACGCGCAATCCTCGGCATCCGCCGAAAAACTCAACAGGCGAGCCATTCCAGTAGCCTCACGGTCGACCGTTTGGCCTCGCCGCCCACTCACGGCATCCATGGACGGCAACGTGGCCAAGACGTTCAAGAATCTCTACCCCGCTATCTACGACTTCGAGAACCTGCTGGCCGCTTATGAGCGCGCCAGAAAGGGGAAGCGCAGCAGACCCGCAGTGAAGCGCTTTCATTATAACCTCGAAAGCAACCTGATCGATATCCAGAATCACCTCATATGGGGATCCTGGCGGACTGGACAATATCGCCACTTTACGCTCTACGAGCCCGTCTACCGCACTGGCGCCGCGCTGCCGTTTCGCGACCGAGTGCTACACCATTCCCTGGTGGACGCCATCGAGCCGTGTTTCGGGCCGCGCATGATCGCCGACACCTACGCCTGCATCGAGAATCGCGGCACCCATCGCGGGGCCGACAAGGTGCAGGCCATGCTCAGGAAGGTCCAGCGGGAGCACGGCCAAGTCTATGTGCTGAAAGCGGACATATCGAAGTATTTCAAGAACATTAACCACGGCATATTGAAGTCGATTATTCGCAAGCGAGTTGCCTGCCAGCGGACGCTTAATTTAATCGATGAAATCATAGGATCAAGCGCCGACCCTGACGACCTTAACCCTATAGGCATTCCGCTGGGCAATCTGACTTCCCAGCTATTCGCCAACATCTATCTAGGCGAACTCGATCTTTATGTGAAGCACACGCTCAGAATAAAGAACTATGCTCGTTATATGGATGACTTCTGCATCATCCACCACGACAAGCGTTACCTTCATGCGGTTCGCGACATTATCGAGACATTCCTTTGGTCGCAACTAGGCTTGCTGACCAATCAGAAGACGCAAGTCTTCCCGGTCGCGCTTCGCAACGGCCGGGCGCTGGACTTCCTGGGCTACCGCATCTGGCCTACCCATCGCCGGCTACGCAAGAGCTCCATCCGTCGCATGGTGCGCAGGATGCGGCAAATGCAGAAGGCCTACGCCATGGGCGATATCGATCTTGAGGATATCAGGCCCACCGTTCACAGCTGGCTGGCTCACGCTCAGCACGCCGAAACCCTGGGGCTTCGCCGGCACGTCCTGGCGCGCTTCCCGTTCATGCGCGATGACGTGCACCGCCTCGATGAGCCAGCCGAACAAGACTATAGTGGCCACGAACCGTCGGTTGTCGGGTATCGAACTCCCAGCATATGCCTGGCACCCTAAGCCGGCTCCGGCTCGGTGAATCGCTGCCCGCCAGGCAACAACACTTGGGCATCGAACCACTCGATCTTCTCCTCGCTGATGCCGGTTTCCAGCGCGTTGAGGTAGTCGGCGTACCACTGCATCATGACGCGCCGCTGCCTGACCCAGTTAGCCTGGTTATAGACGGCCTCGAGGCCGGGCAGGGAGTGGGCCAGCTGCATCTCGCTCCAGTCCCGCGGCCAGCCATGCTCGGAAAGCAGCGTCTTCGCCGTGTGGCGGGCGCCGTGGCTCGTCATGCGGCCGGCGTAGCCCATGGTCGACAGGCACTTGTTGATGCTGCCAATGGCCAGTACCGAGTTGGTGCCGCCGATGGCTAGATCCCGCGGGCGCCGATGGTTCTTGTTGGGGAATACGTGACCATCCTCCCCGGCCAGGGGGCGCACCTCCTTCAGCAGCTCGATCACCTGGCGGGGCAGAGGCGTCAGATAGTCGCGTCGGGACTTCATCTTGGCCGCCGGCACGTGCCAGATAGCCTCCTTCAGGTCGAGCTCCGACCAGTGCATCCAGCGCACCATGCCTGGGCGACTGGCCAGGTAGATCGTGATCCACGAGGCGGCGGCCACCAGTGGGCCGCTCCTGGTGGCGCGCAGCTTGCGCAGGAAGTCGGGCAGCTCCGCCTCCCTGAGGAAGGGGAAGGGCTTGGCGGGCTTGGGCGACTTGGATGACACGCGCAGGCTGGCGGCCGGGTTGGCGTCGCAGCGATCGAGGGAGTGGGCATAGTCGAAGATCGACTGCAGCCAGATCCGGCACTTCTTCGCCCGGTTGAGAGAGTTACGCTTCTCGATGCGGCGCTGAACCTTGGCGCAGTCCGCCCGGGTGATGCGCGATATCGGGAGCTTGCCGATGATAGGGATGATGTCGTTCTTCAGCATCGTGCGCGCCTGGTACTCCGTGCCGGGCACGAAGTGCCCTTCGCCGACGCGGTGGGCCAGCCACTCCCATGCCGTGGTCTCGAAGGGCCCCATGCGCCCCTCTCCGGTGCGCTCCTCGCGCCGCTTTTGCACAGGGTCGATACCATCGGCCACCTTCTCGGCGACGTCCTGGGCGGCGGCTCTGGCGGCCTTGGCGGTGACGTCGGGGTAGGTGCCGATACCCATCCAGGCCCAGCGCCCAGTTGCCGGCTTCTTGAACCTGACCTCCCATCGCTTCCTTCCTGACGGAGCGACCACGAAGTACAATCGGTCGACTCCGTAGGATTCGCGGTACTCCTTCTCTTCCGGCTCCAGCTTGGAGAGCACGGTATCGGCCAAGGGCCGACGCTTGATAGCGCTGCGTTTCATGGGCGTTCTTGTATGGCGATAGGTTGAGGGTGCTTTTTCAGTCTACACCATACACCAGGCCATACATCACGGCGCGGGCTTGCATGGGTGGTCATGGGTAGCAGTGGGCCACCAACTATAACAAAAACAACGGATTGGTTGGTGTTTGTGGGTCTTCATGGGTCGTTATGAATATTAGGTTATATGCCTGCTGTGGGTTTACTACAGCTCCCTTATCGTCCTCTTTGGGGCAGCCTTCACAAGGTGCCATCTTGAGGCTAGGGGAAGGGCAATAACTCCAAGGAATTCAGCGGTTTTGGTGCGTCGCGAGTTGGTCGAATAGCAGTGGTGGGATCACCTGAAAGTGTATGGTGATTTTGCTTGGCGGGAAGGAGCCATACACGGCGCCATACAAGAAGTTGCGGGCTGGAATGGTGAGCCCCCTGAGGCGGGGGCGGGCGGGAATCAGTCCGGACGCCCATCCAGCTGGCGGCGCATCCATTCCTCGATCTCGGATTTCACCCAGCGGATGCTGCGCGGGCGGTTGCCGATCCAGCTCAGCACCACCGGTTTGGGGAAGGCCGGGTCGCTCCCGCGACGGCGCTGAAGGGTGGTGCTGGACAGGCCTGTCTTCTCGATCACGTCCTGAGTGGTCAGGAATACCAGCTCATCGTCGCGCTCAACGTTGTCGTCATGCTCAGTGGCCGGGGCGGCAGCGGAAGTCATGGGAACCTCTCGATAACAGGGTAGACAGCCGGCTGACGGCTGCCAGCCGGGCTCTCTTGAATAGTGATGGGTAGCTATGGGGTGTCGGCGGCGTGTTTTCCGTCGACGGGCCGGGGGATGGGGCCGGCCCACTCCAAGGGCGCCCACCCCGGCAGCATCTCGTGGTTGGTGAAGCGCGGGCTGGCGGTGGACTCCAGCACCTCCTTTCCACCCACGCTAACCACGGTCACGAAATTCTCCAGCGGGTCGACGCGGGTGGAGACCGATACCTCGGCGATCACCGGCCGGTTGAAGTTCCAGCCGCGCGCCCAGTAGTGGGCCACGCCTCCCGCGGCCACGACCTCCTCCAGGGTGGGCGGCTTCGGCCGCCATACAAAGCTAGGCATCGCTCTCCTCCTCGACGTCCTCGCGCATCGGCTCGGCGGCGCCGCCCGGGCGCCCCTCCTTGACGATGATCTCGCCGCCGGAATAGCGGACCAGTACCGAGTCCTCGCCGGCAATCTTGGCCAGCAGGCCGAATATCTCGCCGACGCGCCCCATGTCCATATCGCTGAACCGGGCGCCCTCGATGCTCAGGGTAAGCACGGCACGGCCCGAAAGGTCGGGCACGTCCTTCTCCTCGCAGAACTTGACCATCATGCTTCCTCGCTTTGCCGGTTGTGCTCGATGGCCTTGGTCCGGTCGGCAGTTCGCCAGTCCGGCCAGTCGCGCCCTTCGTTCCTGGTGAGCTTCGCGTCCAGCCCAGCCGCCACCTGCTCGGCGGAATGGCCGGCACGCCAAGCGCCATCCAGGGCGAGCAATACGACGTCGACCCACTCCTCGAGGTCGCGCGGGGCGGCCTCGATCTCCTTCAACTCCTTGCGGATATGGTCGACCACGCCGGCCTGGCGGTCTCCGGGCCCAAAGGCGCGAGTCGAGAACGCCATCTGGCGCTTCATGTGGGCCACCAGGTCGTAGCCGGACGTGTCGCCGCCGCTGGTGGCCGCCCACGCCTTGGCGGCGTCGCTGACCACCGGCTGCACCTTGTAGTTGCACACGTACTCGAAGTCGCCCCAGTGGTAGCCTTCGGGGTCGCAACCGTCTTCATCCAGTTGACTCTCGTCCGGACGGTCGACGCGATCTACCTGACTGCTGATCTGAGTGGTGCGGCCGACGAACACCTGATCGACTTGCTCATCCCAGCCGGTGTCGCCATCCAGCCAGCTGTCGATGAAGTCGGTGGCCTGCTCGACGGCCTCGGCCTCGGTACCGAAGGCCATCAGGCCCTGATCGGGACAGTAGGCGAACCACGGCTTGTCGTCGGTGACGTACCAGGGCGGCGCCTCACCGGTCTGTCTCGGGGCCGCGCGATCGAGGCTGGTACGTCCGCCAAGGGCGTGGATCATGGCGGCGAAGTTGAGCACGTCCACCGGGTCGCCCTTGGCGATGTGGTTGACCAGCATGCTGTTCAGGCGGGGGATGCTGCAGGTCTCCCAGCCGCCCCGGCCTTCGCCTCGCTTGTCGGCGAGCTTCTTGCGCATGGCCAGCGCCGCGGCTTCCACCATGGCGTCGTCGGGGTGCAGTTCGTGGGGCGTCAGCGCCTCCTGCAGCACGTCGACATACCACTCCAGGTACTTGTACTCGTAGACCTCGCCGCCCAGGTCGGCGCGCTCCTCCCACATATCGGGTGCGCAGGCGAAGTCGATGGCTTCCTCCATGCGCCGGCTGCGCTCGACGAGGGTGTCCAGCGCTTCCAGAATCTGCTCATCCTTGCCCTGGTGGGGCTCGCCGGCCACGCCTAGGCGCTCCGCGACCATGCCCAGCATCCGGGCCCGGTCCTCGGCATAGTCGGTAGCGGCCGCCAGCTTCTCCTCGGCGAGCATCAGGTCGCGGGTGTTCATCACGTGGCCGTGGGGCGACACGTTGGCCAGGCGCTCGTTCTCCGCCTTGAGCCGTGCGTTCTCCTGCTCGACCGCTTGAAGCCGCTGTATCAGCGCCGTCTCGCTCATGATTGACTCTCCTCGAAGACTTGAAGGGGGATGCCCACGGTGGCGAGCTCCATGCCCGCCCGGGCGCGCAGGTTCTCGATGACGTCGGCGTCGACGTCCATGTCGCGGTATTCGCGGGACAGCTCCAGCAGCAGGGTGGCCTTTGCCTTTGCGGCCTCCGTGGCGTCCGGCTGTTGGCTGCCGGCCTGCTCCCGGGCCAGGCTCATGGCCGGGTAGCCGCGCAGCGCCTCGGCAGCGGCATCGTGGATATCCAGCAGCGGTTGCCGCAGAGTGTCGGCCGGGCCGATGTCCGAGCGCTCTGCCATACGCTCGGCCACGCGGGCAGCCTCTACGCCGGCGGCAAAGAGCTCCGACCGGAGCTCACGGCAGTGGGCCTTCAGGGCGGTGACCTCTTGGGCCACCGGGTTCTTCGGGCACTGGCGATCGTGCTCCAACAGCAGCTGGTGGGCGGCCTCCATGTCGTCGACCTTGCGCGTGTCGTAGATGATGGCCTCGCCGCAGTAGATGCACGACGCCGCGTGGTTGCCTTCGGCATCGCGCAACCGTCTAAGCAGGCCCAGCACCACCTTGGGGTTGGTGGCGGCCACGAAGGCCTCGTTGGCCTCGGCATTGGGGCGGCTGGTGTGGTCGGAGTAACGGGCGTGGACAATGCAGGGTCCGCGCGTGCTCTCGTCGTCGGGGTAGATGCCGCCGTATCGGCCGCGCACCCAAGGACCTGGCGTGGCCGCCTTGGCGGCGGCCTCCAACGCTTCGATATCGATGGTCATGATGTTCTCCGGGGGCTGCTAGAGGTGGCTGTGGGTATCGGCGGCGGCGCCTGTCAGGCAGCGCCGGCACAGGCAGGTATCGGCTCCGGTCTCCGGATTGGTATCGCGCTCTACGTACATGCACCAGCACAGCGATGCGCTGTGCCCGGCTTCCATCGCGCAGTAGGCTGGACCGCCGCACTTCGGGCAGTCGTGCGTACTGACCTGTTCGCGCACCTTGGTGAGGGTGGCTGCGTGAGTCATGGCGCCGCCTTAGCCTTTTGGCGAAGGCTCTCGGCATCCCTGTCCATGTCGCAGCACAACTCCCGGATCATCTGCAAACTGATCGGCGGCCAGCTGGGGTCCTCGGCATGCTTGGCGGAGACCCATTCCATGAGCTGGATGATCGTCGCTGACCACTTGTCGATAGCGGCAGCCTGCTGTTCCGCGTCTCGGCTGGCGAGGCTGACAGCGGGATCCTCCTCCAAGGCTTTTTTCATTGCCGGGAGGGCCTTTTCAGCCTCGTCCCACGCCTGGCCGTCATCCCCTTCCAGCATGTCTTCAAGGCGATAGATGGCCGACTGGAGCTGCTTATTAAGCCGTTCCGACTGCGTAACCAGGGCGTCCCTCTGCTCGGCTCGGCAATTTGCCAGCCTCTGCAGCGCGTCACGATCCGCCTTGAGATCCTCCACCAGCGAAAGCGCCGGGCCTGTTGGTACCTCGTCGCCTTCGTCCACCAGGGCGGCCTTCAGGGCAGTCAGCTCCTCGCAAGCGCTGTGGAAGCAGCCACGCAGCTGGTCGCGGTCCTGCTCCGCCTCTACCAGTCGGCGAGCCAGCTCATAGGCCGACGCAGTGTCGGCCAGTTGCTGGGCTCTCTCGTGAAGGTCGAAGTTGGTCACTTGTCACCTGCCTTTCGCGCGGCGCGCGCGATCTTCTGGATGGTGGCCGGGCCGATGCCCTTGATGCCGGCGAGCGCCTTGCGCTTGGACTCGGTGTTGATCTCGCTCAGCAGCTCGTAGCCGGCGTCCTCGAGCTGGTTGACGACGCGCCCCGGCAGGTCGAGGTCTTCGATGCGCTGGCAGCCGTTCTCCTTGCGCCAGTGGCCGGCCAGGCGGTGGATGGCGCCCTTGATGAAGGTCGCATGCTCGCCGGCCATGATGCCGTCGATCAGCCCGCAGAAGATCATGCGGTGCTTTTCGGCTTTGTCGAGCGGCTTGCTGCTGACCATGTACCAGCGGTCGGGCTCGTGGATGTGCACCTGGTTGAAGGCCAGCTGCACGATCACGGCGCCGTCGTCGCTCTTGATCGTGGCGTGCGGCCCCGGATCCTCGCCGGCCTTCTCGGCGGGCACCTTCTCCTTGCGGGCCAGTTCGGCCTCCAGCTGCTGGACGCGCTGCCGGGCCTGGTGGCGGACTTGAGTCAGCTCCTTCTTGCCGGCCGCCTTCTCGGCGGCCAGGCGGTCGGCGCGTTCGCGCTGCTGGTCGGCTTCGGCCTTGGCCTTGTCCCGGCTGGCGGTCGCGCGCTCGGCGAGATGCTGGGCGGCCAGCAGCTCCTCGCGGAGCTCCTGGTTCTCCAAGGCCAGGCGGATGGCCTCGTCGTAGGGGTCGAGCGAGACACGCGCGGGCGCGCCCTCGCTGGCGTGGGCGTATGCGTTCATCGTGGGCTCCATCGGTGGTGGGCGGACGTCAGGCGCGATGGCTGGCCAGCTGCCGGCGAAGCTCGTGGTTGTCCTCGCAGACGGCGGCCACGGCTTCCAGGAAGGTGGCGGGCTTCTTGAGCATGCCGGAGCGCCGAATGACCTCATCCAGGTGGCGGCGCGCCTCGTCTTGATCCTCGAGCTGGTCGGCCAGGCTCACCTTGTCGTCTTCCAGCTCCTGGTTGCGCTGCAGGACCTGCTCGCAGAACGGGCAGTCCGTCGCCGCGACCGGGGTAGGGGTGTGGGCCAGTGATGTCATGCCGCCTCCTTGAGCACCTTGCGGGAACCGCTGTTGTCCATGGGGGAAACCACGCCCTGGCGCTCCAGGTCCTCGATGAGGCGCGCCGCGCGGTTGTAGCCAATCTTGAAGTGCCGCTGCACGGCCGATATCGATGCTCGCCGGCTCTCGATCACGAAGCCGCGCACCTCGTCCAGCAGCGGGCCGGGGTCGTCGGTACCGGGCGAGGCAGGCGAGGGCGCCGCCTCCTCCAGGCTCTTGAGCTCGGGCACGGCCTCGCCGCCCAGGCCGACCAGCAACAGCTTGATGACGTCGCGCAGGGCGTTGGCCATCAGGATGAAGTCGGTCTCCATCCGAATGATGGCGTCGTCGCCATCGTCGGCCTGGCTGGCCTCGTCCAGCAGGGCATCGGAGAAGCGCAGCCCCTTGAGCGTCAGGTCGTCGGTCAGCGTCAGCGACACGCGCTCGTCGAGGGTGATGCTCAGCTGGGCGGCTTGGCGGCCGGACTCCAGCAGCCGCTGCATGTCGTCGGTGTCGAGGTCGACATGCTTGGCCGTCACCTTGCCGTCGTCGCCCTGCTCGCGGAGTTGCACGCTGTCGCCGACCTCCAGCCAGGACGGGCGCAGGCTCGGGTCTTGCAGCCAGTGAGTCATGACGCGCATGGGCAGCGAGTGAGTGGCGACCGGCACCACCTTCAGGCTGCCCAGCGTGGCGCGCAGCAGGTCCAGCGCCTCCTCGGCACGCTTCGCCGATGGAGTGTTGACGGCGATCATGCCGCCGGCCATGTCCCACCAGACGTCGACCCGATGGCTGCGCACGAAGGCGCGGGGCAGGAACTCCTCGTAGACTTGTTCCTTGATGCTCATCTTCTCCGCGCGCGGTACCGGGCCGCCGCGCACGGCCTCGATCTCCTCGCAGCGGGCCTCGACCTCCTCCTTGACCACGGACGACGGCAGGATTCGCTCCTGGCGCTGCATGGTCAGCAGGAACTGGCCTTGGATGGCGTGGACCAGGATCTCGCTCTTTCGGCCGGCCGGAGGCGCCCAGCCCAGATGCTTGGCTTCTTGGCCGCCCATGTCGCGGGTGGCGAAGCGGGCCATGGCCTCGACCAGGGCTTCAACGGCGATGCTGCCGGCGGCGGGCAGGCGATACAGACGAAGGTTTCTGAACCACATGGCGATTCTCCAGGTTGAAGGGCGCGGCCAGGTGGCCGCGCTGGGTTAGGCGGTGGCGAACATGTCGCGCTGGCGTTGCTGGTCTGCTGCCCGCGGCGACAGCCACAGGCATTCGGTGCGCTTCACGCTGCCGAAGCGACTGGATCCGGACGTGGGCAGCGTCACGCGCATCCAGCCGGGTAGGCGGTTGTTGTAGAGCGTGGAGTCGTAGCCGCTGATCACCACGAGCCCCTGTAGGCGCCTGACGGCCTCCAGCAGCGCCTCGTGCTCCTCGACGCTCATCTCGTGGCGGTAGTAGCGGCTGCTGCCCTGGCTGCGCGTCTCCGGCAGGTAGGGCGGGTCGACGTAGTGCAGCGTCCCCCGGCTGTCGTGCTGCGTCATGACGTCGACGGCCGGTCGGCTCTCGATCACCACATTGCGGAAGCGGTCGACGAACTCGGGTATCGCGTCGGCGACGCGGGCCCAGGCGTGCGCCACGCCCAGATAGTCGCCATCCGGGCGCGTGAAGGTGCGCATCCCCGAGTTGCCGCGCGTGGCGCCGGCCGAGCCGAAGCTGGCCCAGGCGCGCAGCAGGGTGCGCCGGGCCTGTTCAATGGGATCGTCGGCCGGCTCTTGCGATAGATCGAACTCGGCGCGGGCGTAGGGCGTGAAGCGGCAGAGCTCGGCCAGGCGCTCGGCGCTCGCCGGGTCGCGCAGCACGCGGAATACGTTGACGATCTCGCCGTCGAGGTCGTTGTAGACCTCTGCCGATACCGGCGGCTTCTGCATCAGCACGCCGGCGGCGCCGCCGAATGGCTCGACGTAGACCTGGTGGCGCGGAAAGTGCGATATCACCCAGCTGGCGATGCGCCACTTGCCGCCGTGGTAACGCATGACAGGGCAGTGCATGAGGCAGCCTCCGTAGGAAGGCCGCCTCAGTGGGCGGCCTTGGGGTCGGGTTTCTCGGGGCGGTGGAGCGATAGGCCGGCGGCGACTTGGCGAACCCATATCGGGGTGCTGCCCAGGGCGAACGTCTCGCCGCTCCACGCCAACAGCAGGGTGGTGCCCATGACGCCGGCGATGGCCTCGGCGGCCGGCGCTGGCACTGCGTTTCCAATTCTTTCCCTCCAAGCGCTGTCGTTCAGCCCTTCCAGCTCCAGGTGCTCGCAGGGGTCGACGAGGCCTTGCAGCGCGGCGAGCTCGAGCGTTGTGAAGGGACGATGCCAGCAGCCGTCCAGCGACCGGATCACGGCCACCAGCTTGTCGTTGGGCTCGGGCAGGCGCGGGTCGGCCACCGACCAGCTGCCGTTGTCGTGGCCCGCCGATGCCGAGACGGCGCCGCATGGTGCGCGCCAGGGCACGACGCCGTAGTGTCCGGCGGTGAGGTAGTGGTCACCCTTTCCGCGGCTCAGGCCGGGGCGTGGGTCGGCGACGGCATAGGCGCCCTGCCCGGTGGTGCTGCCGGATATGACGGTGCCGCTGTGCTCCTCCCAGCGGGTGACCATGTACTTTCCGAATGACGGCCCGGCCCGACGGGGATCCGCGACGGCGAAAGCGCCTTGCCCTGGCGACTTCTGCCCGGTGATGGCGCCGGTGGGGCCATCCCAGCGCCGGACGCCGTAGGCCTGGCCATCCTTCCACTTGGCCGACTGGTTGAAGCGCGGGTCAGCCACGCTGAAGGCGCCGTTGGTCGGCGTGCTCCGGCCGGCCACGGTACCCATCGGCTCGCCCCAGTGGTTCACGCCCATGTAGCCCGACCGATAGTCGGGCACCAGCAGGTAGTCCTTGAGGAAGCCGTCTTCGACTGCCAGCCGGTTGAGCGACCGCCAGTCGCTGCCAGCCTCCACGAAGGCGAGCCTGACCCACGTCTTCCACTGCAGGCGCGGGATGCGGTGCATCGCCCCGGCCAGCTCGTCGCCCGGCAGCGGCATGTCGCCCAGCACGTCGCCAACGGCGCGCAGCGGGCGGCAAACCGGCTCGTAGAGGAAAGGCGGAACCTTCTCGGCATGCCTGGCCACCAGCAGGAAGCGCTTGCGGGACTGCGCCAGGCCGCCTATCTCGCCGCAATCATGCGTGGTCTCCGCGACGTGATAGCCGTAGTGCTCGAGCATGGCCACGATACGATCGAGGAGGGGGCGGCCACGGTTGGCGATGCGCGGCACGTTCTCGAAGATGATCAGCTCCGGCGGGTCGTCGGCGAATGCCTCCATGGTCAGCCACATGCCGCGAAGCGTCAGGCGGTTGAGCGCCTGGTAGCGGGGCGTGGTGCTGCGCGACTGCGACAGCAGGCCGCTGAAGCCCTTGCAGGGCGCACTCAGGAAGACGATGTTCGGCGTCTCGCCACCCGCTGCCGCCTGAATGTCGGCGGGAGTGGCCTCGCGCCAGTCCGCTGGCGGCTCCGCGCCGTGGAAGGCTCGGTACTGGTCACGATCGAACAGGTCGAGCGCGGTACCGGGCGCGCCGGACAGGCGCTGGAAGTCGGCGATGGCGCCAGGGTCGACGTCGATTCCGTCGATGCAGCGGAAACGCGCCTCCATGTTGCCGACGCGCGCGTTCCCGCGGTTGAAGCCCTTGGCACCGCCGCCCAGCCCGCAGAACAGGTGGAAGTGCCGAATCTCGCGCTGCTCAATCATGCGTGCCGCCCTCCAGGTTGGCCTTGATCCACTCCAGTTCGCCGGCATGGCCAGCGTCCTGAAGCACGACGCGCCCCTCGGGGTCGCGGATGATGCGATGGTGGCCGCCGCTCCCGCGGCGCGGGATGCGTTCGACCTGGTAGCCGTGCCGCGCCCACTTGGCGTTCGGTGAATCGGGGTGCGGCTGGCCGGTCATGACAGCCAGGCCTCGAGCTGCTGGACGGCGAGGGCGTTGGCTTGGGCGGCCTGGCGCCAGGCCTCGAAAACGGTGTCGATGTCGTGCATGTCGGTCTCCTCGGGCATGAAAAAGGCCACCTTGGTGGGGTGGCCTGTTAGAAGTGGTTGAGCCGCCTGGCGCGTCGTCGCGCGCGCTTCTTGGCGGCGTGCCGCTGGTGACGCTTTACGCTGCCGTACCTGGGCTTGCGTGGCGCCTCGTGGCGAGGTATCGGGATGCCGGCCCATGTCCGGGCCTTGGTGCCGAGCATGGCGGCGATGCTGGTCAGCAGGTTCAAGCCGCTTCCTCCTCGCTGGCCGGATGCCCAGCGCAAGAGCCGTCTAGGTGCTTGTTGTCACACTTTCCGGCAGCCAGGCAGGTCATTCCCATCAGCTTCATCTGACGGAGCTCGTCGCGTGCGGCCTGCACGCCGTCAGGGTGAGTGACCACCTCGCCGAGCTTCTTGTCGCTGTAGCCCAGCAGGACGTGAAGCGGGATATGGATGTGGTAGGTGGTCGGGCCGTCGTGGCTGAGCTGGTTCATGCCGCCTCCTGGTCGTCGTCGGGCTTGGCCGCCTTGCCGCAGAAGGGGCAGAAGTTGGCGGTGATATTGAAGGTCTGCTTCTTCTTGGCGAAGCCGTCACCGCGTTTCTTCGGGGCCTCATACTCGACCCTGAACGGCATCACCGGCTGCATGCCGAGACTGTTGCCTTCGCCCATGATGAAGGCGTAACCCTCCATATGCCCCGAGAAGTTGCGAGCCCCGTCGGGCAGCTGGCCGCGCACCTTTTCGCGCAACCTGTCTTCAAGCGTTGATCGACACTCACACTGCATGGTGTCCTCCAGAAACAGGAAGCCCCGCGACAGGGCGGGGCAGGG